CCCCGCCATAATAGTCGAAGTAGACATGCTCCTTGGGTCCGCCCCACGGCTTTGCGACGATGATTTTGTCCCCGATGACCTTCTTCTCGAACGATAAACCGCTCTGGATGCTCATCATATCGAAGCCGCTTTGATTCGTTCCGGTGTAGTCACGGACGTTAAAAAGCCGCTCATAGCCATTATCGAAGACCGTCGCAAGCTGGAACTTCTCCAGAACTTCGAGAACAGAGGCGGGAAAATCCTGGGGCGTCCCGAACTCCTGAATCTTCGCCAGCGCGGTTTTGAGCTCCGGCTGCCGGATAGGCTCCGCCATGAACTTCCCGAGGTTCCGGCCGAGGAGGGCCATGTGATCCGGGTTCTTGGAATCGAACTTTGTCCAATCCTTAATGAGTATGCCTTTCATGGTGTCCTCCTTAGCTATGCGCCTTGTCGCCCTTGAGGTCGATCAAGGCCTCCGTGTCGGTGCTCAGGCAATCCTTGACGAAGATCCCGATCCAGAGATTCGAGTCCGCAACCGGCGTGATCGTATGATTTGCGGCATCGTAATAAACCTTATCCCCGGCAGAGGCATTGAATCCAATCGATCCTGCGTCTTTTGAACATGTGATCTTTTCGGCGTGATAGAGAAAAGCTACGTCCTCGCCAGCATCCGCATTCTGGACATAGGCACCGACAGTATCGTGGATTTTATCCAAGCAGCCGGCCGTAACGCCTCCAATGCCGGCATGAACAACAAATGTCCGCCAGTCGCCGCAGGGCGTGGCGGTTCTGAGTTTTAACCCAATTTCAACAGCCATGTGTTTTTCTCCTTGGTTAAATTTTCTTGTCGTCCCTCAATGCGTCCGGCGTGAGTTCATCTTCGAGCGGATTCGGACTTTCGTTTCCGGCCCCGACCCCGGCAATCGTCTTGCCTTTGCCGTCACCCTTCACCCCGAACAGTTCCGCCGCCTGGTCATACTCAGTGAGCTGATCGTCGACGAATTTGTTGAGGTCCCTGATCAGGGCGTCGCCGGTCGTGGGCGCGAATTTGGAAAAGTCCTTCTGCACAAACTTAACCTGCTTTTCGTCAAGTTTGCGCTGGGAGATGACGTCCCTGAGCTTTTCGACGGCCTCGGATTTCAGGCCCTTCTGATCTGCCGTCTTTACTTGTTCTTCCAGGGCCTTTTTTTCCTTCTCCCACTTTGCCCGCTCTTCATCGAACTTTTTGTCCGTCCGCGTGCGGTGTTCGAATTCCGCCTGCGTTTCTCCCCTTACGAGCCGCAGGACTGACGGATCCTTGGAAATCTCATCGTCTCCGAACACGTCGGATAAACGATAGCGTCCCTCCTTGATGGCTGTTTTGATTTCATCAAGAGTCATAATATCGCCTCCTCTGGAGCGTTTATCGCGATCCGCATTGTCGGCGAATTCCTGGAGCTGGGCCAGGAGCGTCGCACCTGCGAATCCGGGTTTTACGATCGCGGAATTGCCGAGGGCAATCCCCGTTATTTCCCCCACATCGACATCATCCGCCGAAATCTTGACATTAGGTCCGATCTTATCCGGCAGACGGATGTCTGCCTCAATCGAGGCCACGTCAAGTGGAATGTCGCGGTAGTCAGGATAAATATATGCGATAGCGATGGACGATAATTTATTCGCCGCATTCGAAAGAACCTTACCAACTATTTCACCGATCGGTTTTCGATTCTCATTTTCATTCGCGCGGCCGTGCATGTGGAAAATCTTGGTACCGATGGCGAGCTTTTCGGTGAGCTTCTCAATCGCAGCACGCGCCCATTTCTTGATGACCTTCCCGACGCCGACAACCTTACCAGATGATTCGCCCTCATGACCTATTACATATGCCCTAAACTCGGGCTTGGGATCGGTCTTATGAATGCGCCGATAGGCGGTGCAGTTAATGTGGTCGGTCAGTTCGTCGTCCGACATTTCTTGCAGTTGCCCGCAAATTTTGATCTCCATTGTTTCGCCCCATCCAAAATATTCAGCATTGCCTCGCGGCCGTCCTTCCGCTTTATGAAGTCAGACCATATCTGCTTCCGCTTCCACCGCGGCGCGTTCATGGCGCAGAGGGTGTCTTCGATCTTCAAAATCAGAGATTGAGCCCTTTTAATCCGACGGCGAAGCAACCATTTGCGGAAGAATTTCATAACCTTCTCCTGGCCGATTCACTTGCCGCCGCCTTAAGAATCGTAATGGCCGCGTCAATCCCGCCCATATCGTTGGCCGCCTTGAGAAGCGGGAGCATGGACTCGGCGAATTTCTCGGCAGCCGTCAACGCCTCCATCGATGCAATTAGGGCCTTGAGTTCAGGGGTAGCCATTTATTCCGCCTTCTTCGGCCTTCCCGGCTTCTTGGCTTTGGGCTTGGGAAGTTCAACGTATCCACCCTTGGCGTTCGTTTCCATCTTGCCTTCGTCCGGGGGTTCAAGCGATGCGGGATGGCCAATCCATCCCATCTCCTTAATTTTCGGTTCATCATGTGTCGTAATCATCTTGCTCAGGTCCATGCCCACCGTCGGGGGCTGCGCCTTCGGCCCCGGGATTTTTTCCGTGGTCAATACCGTGAGCTTTTCCGGCCCTTCGGCCTTCTTTATCTCGACCTCGCTCGTCGTCAATACGTTCCGGTAAGTCCTCCCGCCAACCATGTGCGATCCGTTGCTCATTTTCGATTACTCCTTTGCCGCCGGCTCAAACCGCCCGTCGTTATCCTGGCAATGCTTCCGCGCGGCGTCCTCCGTCCAGTCCGCCGTTGGGTAGCGATATGCCTGAGTCGTGGTTTTGGATTCACCCTTCAGTTTGCCAATGATGATGGACAGAATCCCCGACTTGATTCGGCGAAATGAATTCTGTTCAAACTCGCCGGGTTCACGAATTCTGCACGAGCTTTCATTGGGATACGGCATCTAATCCTCCTCCATCCACCGTCGGCACTTTCTTCGTGAATTTCTCAAGCGCCTTCCCCTCTTCCTCGTCGCGCCGTTTCTGTTCTGCCTCCATATCAAATCCGGGCACTTGTCCGAGCAGTCCCGGAAGCGTCAACGCATCGCCCAGGAACATCGGCAGATATATCTTTTCAACACGATCCCATTGCGCCTGGGTGATCCTCACAAGCTCAACGCCGACCTTGGTAGGATCGAGCGGCGTCAGTTGGCTTTCGGCATTCCACATCAACATCGCCTTGGTTATCAGCTCCTGGTATCCGCCCCTCCAGATTTCGCGCTCCTTTGAGGTGGAAGCGTCGATAAGTTCGAGCAGGCTTTCGTTTGCCGCACCATACTTCGTCGTGAGTTCCGGTGCACCCAGGAAATGAATAGGCACACCCGTCGTTCCTGATATCATCTTCATCAGGGTTATGATTTCGTTCTCGATCGCCTGCTGGCCGGAGGCGTCCGGCTGTCTATAGCCGAATTTTCCGGTATGTGCGAACCCCTTACCGACCTTCCAATTCACCTTTTCAAGCCACTCGTTGCAGGCCTTAGCCTCCGCCGCCGTTGCACACTCAAAGTCCGGCGTGGGAGCGGCATAAAGTTTGTTGATCTCCCGCCAGTCCCGGAGCGCCTTGTCAAGGTTATCGATTTGGGTCAGGCATTTACCGACACGCGGCATAGCGTCGTTAGGCATGTTCAGGCGTCCGCCGAATTTCTTATAGACGAAGGCCGACGGCTCAAGGGTCTCGGCCTTCTTTCCCTCTTCCTTCCACGTTGCCTTTTCTATTTTCGCGTAGTCGTTCGCGTCGGTTTCGATCTTGTATTTCGTCTGCGTGTAGCTCACCCACCGAATCATGATCTTCGTCCGCTTCTTGGTTTCGTCACCCGGATCGGCGGTCAATTCGGCAAACAGTTTGATCAGCATTTTGCCTTCGATCTCCGCCTCCTTTGCCAGGTCCTGGGCGAGTTCATGGTCAAGGCCGTTATCCTCGATAAACTTCTGGGCGAATGCCATTTCGTTCTCGGCATCCTCAGTCTTGGCCGTGAGTTTTAGGCCCTGGCCGATGATAAACGCAGCCCGTAGGTCAATGACGTTCCCAGTTTGAAGGATGCCCCAATCGGCAATGCCCTGATACTTTCTTGAGATTTCCGTAACGGCCTTATCATAGGTCGGGTAACTATTACCCTTATATTTCGCCTGCTGTTCCTCATCGCCGGCGATAAGCATGCTCTCCTGAACAGATCGTAGCCGCTTGACTTCGGTCTCAAGCATCGCGACCCTTCGGGCACCCGGCATGATATTAATTATTCCCATCAATAGACCTCATGTTTGGTGAAGCCGAAATAAGGTTCATTGCTTTTTGGTTCATAAAAAGCGAGAAGGAAACCATCCGCATCGTCCGGTGATCGAAACCCCCGCGCCTTGTAATCGTCTTTACTCTCAACGACTCGGCGGCCTTTCTTATCTAGGCCCTTCGATTTCCTGTTCACAAGTTCAGTCATGAGCCGATCGTTCTTTGGGCACGCGATTTCATGGATGATCTTCCCGACTTCGAACCACATCTCCGATGCTACGTTGGGATACTTGTCCGGCTCATTAGCCCCACCGCCAAAGCAGACAGGAATGACGTTGTAGCCCCTTGCCTGAAGAATATCCGTGAGCCCGCCGCCGACTCCGGTGTCATCGATTTTGAGCGACATTTTTTTGTTATAGGCGAAGAAGCGCTCGGCCTCGTCCGCGATATAAACGAGCTTAGCTTTTTCAGGAAGGCCAGTCGTTGAAATCGTCTTAGAATCAATGAGCTTCATCCCTTTGCGATGCTTGAATACCGTGTCGTCCGTTCCGCCACGAGCCACGTCGATCCCGCCTTCGTCAGCCCCGTCGCCGTTGAAATCCGGCTTGTCCCAGTTCCCGAACATCTCCATGACCTGAGAGAGCTTGATGATCGAGTCGGATCCGGCGTCGACGATCTCGCCGTGGACCTTAGTCAGGGAGAGGACGGAGTCCTTGCCCCAGTCGTCGTAGCAGGTCTTGATGTAGTTCGCCGTCGCGATCTGGATCTGGAAGTCCGCCGGCGCCTTCCAAGTCCTCCTGAACCTGTCGGGGCGCAGCGGGTCGGGGACGTCGATCCCGCGGAACTTCTCGCCCGTGACGTAGGGTGAGTCGAACGCCGAGACGTGGATCCTGTTCCACTCACTCTGGTCACCCTGGAAAATCTTCCAGAACTCGTCGCCCACCTGGACGCCGTCGGTCGTCGAAACCACGAGCCAACGGCAGAAGCCGCCGGTCATCGAACCGCGGCTCGCGTCCCAGAGCCAACGCGGGATCCCCTTCGCCTCGTCGAAGATGAAGAGGATCGACGGCGCGTGCCAGCCCTCGGCGCGCGGCGGCTTGTCCGTCGAGAAGCCGATCGCGTAATGGTCCGCGTCCGCCGTCTTGATGTCCATGGTCTGGCACTCGCCGTCTAGCTCGAATCGGCTTCGGGCGTAGATCGCGTTGATCTCGGACCAGAGGAGCATTTTGACCTGGGTCCACGTGGGCGCCGTGGTGATGACCTTCGAGTTCTCGACGCAGTTGAGAAACCAGGTCGCCGCCTCGGCCGCGGAGAATGTCTTCGAGACGCCGTGGCAGGCCCGGACGGCCGTCTTTTCGTTGTCCCGGATGGACCAGAGCGTCTCGCGCTGCTTCGACCAGGTCCGGTGCCCGAGTGCGTGCTCGACATAGAAGACGGGGTCCTCCCGGTACTTCTGGAGGAGCATCCTCACGACGTGCGCGGATCCGGCGTCAAGGTGCATCCTCGACCCCCTTCAGGCTCTTTTTCATCTCCGTAAGCGAGAGCCTAGCCATAAGGCTGACCGCGCCCTTAACCTCATGGCGGTCCTTCCACTCCCCGGGCCGGCGGTTCTTGAGCCAGAAGATCATCGCCGTCGTATCTCCGGGCACGTCGATCTTCTTCTCCTTGAGATCTGTGAATGAATAGCCGGTCGCCTTGTGATAAAGCGCCGCGACGACTCGGAAGTCAGCTTTGTCCTTGCCGCGCCTGATCGCTTTGTCGACCGTCTTCTGGCGCCGCCGTATATTTTTCAATGAGGTCGGGGATATCCCGAGGATCGCCGCTATTTGCTCATTCGTCCCGCCCATCGCGGCTATGGATTCGACTTTTGATGGATCGAGTCTTTTTGGAATCGGGCCGAATTTAGCCATTTTTCGCCTTTTTCTTGGGCACTCGAGAGGTTGCCCGCACCTTGCCAGGGTCGCCCACGTGTGGGCCACAGGGGGCCAAATCCGGGCCTATTTCCCTCGTAGCACGGATGTTTTCTTTGGCCACGCCGATATAATCAGCATATCGTTTGATGACGACATCGCAATATTTCAGATCGAGCTCCATTCCGTAGCAGACGCGATCCGAGATCTCGGACGCAATAAGCGTGGATCCGGATCCAAGGAAGAGATCCAGGACGATCTGACCCGGCCTGCTCGAGTTGACGATCCCCCTGGCGCAGAGTTCCACCGGCTTCATGGTCGGATGCTGATCGGAAGCGGAGGGCCGATTGACCTCCCAGATCTCGGTCTGTTTGCGATCCCCGCGGAAGCTGCTCTTCTTCAGCCAGCCGTAAAAGCAGGGCTCGTACATTCGCTGATACCTTGCCGACGAAAGAACGAGCTGCTGCTTCTTCCAGATGATCGTCGCCGACCAGTGGAATCCGGCCTCGATGAGTGCCAGGCGCTGCCGCATACCGGCGGGCCCGGAGGCTCCCCACACGCAGATATCCCCGCCGCGGTGGTTCGCTTTGAAGATCTCGATCATGCCCTGGTTGAACTTTAGCCACTCGGCATCGTCCATGTCGTCATTGACGATGGAACGAATTCTCCAGGACGGGTGGTTTTTCGACGATCCGTAATCCACGTTGTATGGGGGATCCATGAAGATCAGGTCAGCCTTCTTCCCATTCATGAGCCGCGCGACGTCCGCCGCCTTCATGCTGTCCCCGCACATGAGCCGGTGCTTGCCAAGCATGAACAGGTCGCCCATCTGCGTCACGGCGGGCTTATCATCTAGCTTGGGAACCTCATCGGCTCCGTCCTCGATGTCCGGCCCATATCGCTCAACGACTTGCTCGAGGTCTAGGGGCTCGCCTAAATCCACCTTGAATTCAGCCAGGTCGAGATCGGCAATATGCGGATAGACCAGTTCAGCCAGCTTGTCCTCCTCGTAGTAGCCGGCGCGGTCATTATCGCTCAGCGCATACTCGATCCTCTTTGCCTCGGTCTTCGCATCGACGATGCTGATATCGATTTCCTTTAAGCCGAATTCCTTCAGCGCGCGGAGTCTCATGTTGCCACCGAGGACGACGTACTTCCCGTTCTCCTTGCACGCGATGAGCGGCTTGTAGACCCCGAGCTTCTGGATCTGCTTTTTTAGGCGGGCAAAGTCTCCCTCCAGGATCCCCCGCGGGTTCTTCGCCCACGGGACGGCGGATGAGATCGGGACCTTGAGGATCTTCATGGTCATCGTTACCCCTTCCGCTCCAGGAGCCTGTCGATCTTGCCGTCGATGCGGGCAAGCCAACCATAGGTGTTCTTCTTGGATTCTTCGAGGGCGGAGATCGCCTCCCCATGCTCCCGGCACGTCTCGCCCTCGCCCGACTTAGGGTTCTTCTCCAGCTCTTCGATTTTGGCCTGCACGCTTCCCCCGTTTCTCCTTGTCCGGATCTTACCAATGATGGCCTCGACAACTTTCAACGTCCCAATGAGAAGCGCCCCATCAATGACGAATTTCCCCGTGACGTAGGAGGATGATTTGACGGCATCGGTCGCAGCCTGGATCATCTCTATCATGGGTTCTTGTCCTTCGCCTTGAGTCTTTCGATCTCGATCTCGAGCAGTCGGATCTTCCAGGCGAGCTTATAGGTCGTGAACCAGAATGCCTTCGTGATGATGAAATAATCCCCGGCCTGATTCTCTCCGGGCTCAAATGAAGCGACGCCGTTGACGATCTTGCCGACGACGCGCACATCCCCGATCGCCACGGGGACGGTTTCTATCTTCGGTTTACAGCTCGTCCAGAAGTTCAGACAGAAGCAGATTGAGAGCAGGAATATTCCCGGCCTCGCCTGCCTCCAGAGCCTTCTTCTTTTTCTCATCTCGTTCCTTCTTCAATTTCTCGATCTTCGCCCGAACCTTCGCCTGCTCATCCGGATGGATCATCGGGAGAATTTCGGCGAGGATCTTGAGAAGCTCTGCGATCATGAGGGAAGCCCCTTGAACGGATCGACTATGATCCGGGGTCCCTTCCGGTAATCCAGCGGCCGGATCTTGACAAAGGCGTTCCGGGCGATAGCCTCTTCATTTGTGTCGGTCCCGGAGGCTCCGCCGTCCGCGCCGATGGCGAAGGCGTTATCGATCATCAAGACGACATGCTCCGCCCGGCCGTTGCGGTCAAGGTAAAAGGCAAGACACCCGGCGTAGCCGAGCGCCACCTGACTGGGATGGAAAATGGAAAGCAGATCGTTCGCGGTATAGTCCCGGTCGTGGGCCAGCCGGCCGACGCCCTGAAGGACTTCGACGATAAGGCCGGAACAGTCGAACCCGGCCATTGGGTCGTCGCCCCCCCAGTGGTAGGGCGTCCCGATGAAGTGCTTGGCATAGTCCACCGCGACGGCGCGGAGGTAGTCGGCCCGGATAAGGTCCTCTTGCTTCACCCCTTCAGCGTGAGGCAAAATAAAAAGTTGTCAACGGGTTTACTTAATTAAGGCATTTGCTTCCCCATATAACGGGGAAAAAATATTTATTTATCGATAGTTCTTAGATATTGTTCTAAACATTCAAAACGGTCATAGATTCGATTCGGCTCTTTATCGTTGATGATGATGACTGCCTTCGTCGGATCGACCGCGCGGCCGCACCATGAGCAGGAGACGGGGAAAGGCCACTTCGACCCCACCGGCCCCCCGGCCTCCACCGGCCGCTCGATTTTCGCTGGCCGGCCGATCAGTCGCCTTTGTCCTCTTCCCTCGGCGTGGACGGGGCACGGATTCAGGGGGCATTTCGGGAACGCGCCTTTCGCGTGCCTCAGCCGGACCTTGCGCGGAAGGCAGAAGTTTTGCCGGCGTCCAGGGCAGGAGGTACAATCCTTGACCTCGAAGACCTGATCGCGCCATTCGAGGACCATTTGTTTCTGCATAATTTTTTCCCTCGCCCCGGAAAGGGGCCCGGTGAAAGGAGGATAAAAGTCCGGGCCCCCCGAGGCTCAAAAATTCAGTTCTTGGCTTTGTAGATCCCATTCGCGGCCAGGAAAACAAAGAGCGTATATCCCACAAAAGCGGGGACCGTGAACGCTCCCGTCCTCAATAAAAAAATGGCCGTCGCGGCCGCGCTCACGACCGCCGAAATCACGTAGGCCAAGACACCGCTCGCCTTGAGCAAAGCCTTGATCATCTGCGTGATTCCAACGACGGTCAAAGTGGCGACGCCGGCCAAGATCAGATCCACGACCGCCGGGTCGTAGGTCGCGTCCCCTTCCGTCTGCAATGCCAAGGCGGCCAGGGGGATCGCCAAGAAGGCGACGAAGAAAAACGCCAAGAGGATGATTTTTTTCATCCCTGCACCTCCTAAAATTTTATTCTCACGCCCTTAGGCGGTGAGTTCCTTCCTCTGTTTTTTTCCCGCTTTCTTCTTCCCCTTTGCCCTCGGCTCCGCGATCTTCATCGCGTTGGATAGGATCTGGCAGCGCTCCTCGAGCGCCCTCCTTTCGCTCTCCTTCCGCTCGATCGCCTTGTCGACCGC